ATGTAATAGAGGCTTTTCTTGATAGCAGAGCAAACGATCAGGCAAGCTTTACTTTTACACCACCAGCAGAAGGAATATCAAAAACTGGTACATACAGCCAGTCTGGGACTACTGTTACTATAACTGTGACAAATCATGGAATTGCTGTAGGTGAAACTGTCACTCTTGACTTCACAACAGGCTCTGCAACTGATGGAACTTTTATTGTAGCCTCTGCCGCAGATCAAAATACTTTTACTACAACGGCTGCTGCAAGTGCAACTAACAGTGGTAATGTTTCAGTCACTGTTTCTGGGGCTGGTCAATATGTCTGTGAAAGCTGGACAAAATCTATCCCATATAATAATAGAGCTACATTAAGCTGCACATTTAGAGAGGTGTTTGAGCCATGAGTTCAAGTGTTATTAGTGATATTCAAGGCATAAACCCCTCATCAATTATTGAACTTTTTACACTGACAACAACTGCTGCTTTGCATGGTTCTGCACAAACATATAGATTTCATGCTGGCTCAAGTTTAAATTCAAATGGTGAAATTGTTTGGGCTGGTAATTCTTACCAAAGATTTCCTGTAGAAGCTGATGGGTTTGCCTTTCAAAAAGGACAAATCCCAAGACCTACATTGACTGTAAGTAACGCACTTGGAACTATTACATCCATACTTCTTACTGTCAATGAAACAACAACTGGTAATGATTTGACAGGTGCGACAGTAACAAGAATAAGAACTCTTGCAAAGTTTCTTGATGCTGTTAACTTTGCTGGAGGAGTTAACCCTTATGGAACACCAGACCCAAATGCTGAGTTTCCTCAAGAAATATATTCAATAGATAGAAAAGCATCTGAAACAAGAGATGCTGTAAGCTTTGAATTAGCTGCCCCTATAGACTTGGCTGGAGTTCGCGCACCAAAACGTCAGTGTACTAGAAAAGATTTCCCTAGTATTGGTCGTATAAGAATATGACTTGGAAGCAAGATGCTTTGGTTCATGCAAAAGATCAAGACCCAAAAGAGTCATGCGGTTTGTTGATTGATGTAAAAGGTAAAGAAAAATATTATCCTTGTAAAAATTTATCAAGTTACTCACAACAATGTTTTATTATTGACCCAAATGATTATGCAAAAGCAGAAGATACAGGCAAAGTTTTAGCTGTGATACATAGCCACCCAGTTACCCCACCAGTTCCAAGTCAGGCAGACATGATTAGCTGTGAGAAAAGTGGCATTATATGGCATATAGTTAACCCTAAGACAGAACAATGGGGCTTTTATAAACCATCTGGATATAAACCACCTTTGATTGGTAGACACTGGGTCTGGGGAATTACAGACTGTTGGAGCTTAGTTAGAGACTGGTATAAAGAAAAATTAGGAATAACACTTAGAGACTGGGACAGACCAACAACCCCAGAGGAATTTATTGAAAATCCTATGTTTGAAAAATGTTCAGAGGCTACTGGTTTTAAAGAATTAAGACCAGAAGAAAAATTACAAAATGGTGATCTTTTATTTATGTCAATAATGGCAACAGGACTCAACCATGTGGCGATTTTTATAGATGGTGATGTTTTACATCATTTAGCAGATAGAATATCTTGTAAAGAGCCATACAATCAGTGGCTGCTTAAATGCACAGGTAAGAGGTTGCGTTATGCTCAATAAAATTAAATTATATGGTGATTTAGCAGAAATCACAGGACATAATGAATTTGAAGCATTAGTAAATTCAACTGGACAAGCTGTTAGTTTTTTAATAAACAATTTTCCTCAGTTAGAAAGTCATATGTCAAATAGGTATTATAAAGTTTTGGTTGATGATTTAGAGATTGATGAAGAAGAAATACATTTTCCAATAGGTCAAGGTGAAATAAAATTTGTGCCTGTCATACAAGGTGCTGGAGGTAACTTAGGAAGAGTTTTACTTGGTGGTGCTTTGATAGCTGTTGGCATGGGAGCTTTCGGTGCTTTTGCTGGAAAAGCTGTTTCATTTGGGGCGCAAGGTATTGGATTCTCAAAAGCTGCTCTTGGTGCTAAAGCTGCTTTCGGTATTGGTGCTGCTTTAGTGATTAGTGGTGTTAGTGGTATGTTGTTTCCTATACCTAAAATGCCTGAGTTTAGTTCTGAGCAAGACCCCAAACTATCATTTAGTTTTAGTGGGACGCAACAGACTAGCAGAGCGGGTACTCCAGTCCCTGTTGTTTATGGAGAAATAATTACTGGCTCAGTGGTAATTTCTGGAGGCATTGATACGGAGCAAGTCCAAGTATGACAGATAAACGTAAAATTATTCGTGGTTCTGGTGGTGGTGGTGGTAGTCCTCCGCCTCCTCCGCAACCGACAAGAACCCCAGATACACTGCACAGCAAGCAGTTTGCTACATTTTTGGATCTAGTATCTGAGGGAGAAATAGAAGGAAGTGCCTCTGCCTCTAAAGAAGGTATTACAGACAAAAGTTCTACTGCTTATAAAAATGCTTACTTGAAAGATGTTTTTCTTAATGACACACCAATATTAAAATCAACAGCAAACTCATCAAATCCAGCAACAACTGACTTTAATTTTCAAGATGTAACTTTTAATTCAAGATTTGGCACAGCAAATCAAACAAAAATTGCTGGTATAGAAAGTAGTCAATCAACAATTCCTGTTGGGGTGACAGTTACAGCAGCAAGTCCAGTAACAAGGCAGATTACAAACACTTCTGTTGACCGTATAAAAGTATCAATAACATTTCCTCAAATACAAAAGGCAACAACTGAAGGTGACTTATTAGGTTCTTCGGTTCAATTTAAAATCTCTGTTCAATATAATTCTGGTGGTTTTACTGATGTTCATACTGATACTGTTACTGGAAGAACTGCTGATGCTTACCAAAAAGATTTTTCTGTTCAAGTAACAGGTGCTTTTCCTGTAGATATAAGAGTCACAAGAATAACCGCAGATAGCACAGATTCAAGTTTGATTGATGCTTTTCAATGGACAAGTTTTTCAGAAATCATAGATGATGCTTCGACTTATGCAAACTCAGCATATAACGCTATTAGACTTGATTCTCAGCAGTTTAGCTCCATACCATCTAGAAAATACAGGATTAGAGGAATAAAAGTAAGAATACCAGCAGCAGGGGCAAGCAGTTCTGGCACACCAAGCGTTGACAGTGAAACTGGTCGCATAATTTACCCTGATGGCTATATATTCAATGGTGTCATGGGTGCTGCGGTATGGACTTCATGCCCTGCAATGATTTTGTTAGACCTTTTAACTAACACCAGATATGGATTTGGTGATCATGTTACAGACAGCAATCTTGATTTATTTTCTTTTGTGACTGCCAGCAAGTTTGCTAATACTCTTGTTGATGATGGCTTGGGAGGGCAAGAGGCTAGATTTTCATGCAATGTAAATATTCAAACGTCTAGTGAAGCTTTTGACCTTATCAATGAGCTTGCAGGGGTCATGCGGTGTATGCCGATCTGGTCTGCTGGAACAATTACTATTGCACAAGATTCTCCAAAAGATGCAAGTTATTTATTTAATTTAAGCAATATATCCTCTGATGGTTTTTCTTATTCTGGGAGTAGTTTGAAACAAAGACATACTGCTGTTGCTGTCTCATATTTCAACATGGATAGTCAAGAAGTTGATTTTGAGGTTGTCGAAGATACTACAGCACAAAGTAAATTTGGAATAATTACTAAACAGGTAAAAGGTTTTGGTTGTACTTCAAGAGGTCAGGCGGCCAGATTAGGCAGGGCAATACTTTTTGCTGAACAAAATGAATCTGAGCTAGTAAGTTTTACTACATCAATAGATGCTGGGGCAGTTGTAAGGCCAGCAGCAATCATAGAAATAAATGATCCTGTAAGGGCTGGAGTTAGAAGAGGTGGAAGATTAAAAGCTGTAACTTCAACAACTGTGGTAACTGTTGATGATACAAATGCAACAGATTTGGCCGTTGATGCCTCTGGTAATCCTGTTGGTGATGCAACTTTATCTGTTGTCTTACCAGATGGAACTGTTGAAAGTAAAACAATATCAAGTGTTTCAAATGGGACTATAACTGTAGATTCTGCTTTTTCTCAGACTCCAAATGTAAACACAATATTTATGATTTCAAATGTAACTGTTCAATCGCAAAAATTCAGAGTTATTACAGTTGAAGAGCAAGACGGGGTGAACTATGCAATCACAGCACTTTCGTATGTAGAAGGTAAATATGCCTTTATTGAAGATGGAACTGCTTTACCAGCAAGAAGTATCAGTATTCTCAATGAACTAACAGCACCACCAGTAGGACTAACTGCTGTAGAAACTATCATTCCAATAAATAATCAGGCGGTATCAAAAATTGTTATAAGCTGGCAGCCTATTGTTGGTGTTATCGAATATCAGGTAAATTATCGTTTTGAAAATGGAAATTTTGTTTCTGAGAGAGTATCAAGACCTGATTTTGAAATATTTAACAGTCAGCTTGGTACTTATGAAATACAAGTATTTAGTTATAACGTGCAAGGACAACTTTCTGCCACATCTACAGACCTTACTTTTGAAGCTGTTGGTAAAACAGCATTACCTCAAGATGTTACTAATTTAAGAATTGAACCTATTAACGACCAATTTGTAAGACTTAGATTTGATAAAGCCACAGATGTTGACGTGGTACATGGAGGCAACGTAGTAGTCAGAGGCAGTAATATTGGTGATGGGACTGCAACTTTTACAAATTCTGTTGATGTCATCCCAGCTTTAGCTGGAAATGTTAGTGAGTCAATAGTTCCTAATATTGTTGAAGGAGAATATATTTTAAAATTTAGAGATGATGGTGGCAGACTGAGTTCTGGTGAAACTTCAGTAGTTGTAACCAGCCCTGACCCTTTACCAAAACTTTCTGTTTTAGTTGACAGAGAGGATACTGATTCACCACCTTTTGCTGGTGCAAAAGTTGATTGTTTTTTCTCTGATGATGTAAATGGTCTAGTTCTTGGTTCTCTTGATTTATTAGATGGCGTTACAGATTTTGATGCTATTGCTGATTTTGATTTTCTTGGTGCTGTTGATATTACAGGCGGTTCCTATGAATTTGCAAATACTTTAGATTTAGGAGGAAAACAACCTTTAAGACTTCGCAGACATATGGTTACACAAGGTTTTTATCCAAATGATTTAATTGATAAAAGAACTGCAAATATTGATACATGGTCTGATTTTGACGGTGCTACTGCTTTTGATGTTGGGGCATCATTGTTAGTTGCTACAACTGATCTTGACCCTGACTTATCTACTTCAGCAACTTATGGGCAAAGCGGTACGACAATAACAATTACAAAGAGTTCGCATGGATATTCTGTAGGCGATTTTGTTGTTATAGATTTTACTGCTGGTTCTGCCACAGATGGTAATTATGAAATTGTAACTGTTCCAAGTACAAGCACATTTACAGTTACTTCTGCTACAAGTGCGACAATATCAAGTGGAACTGCTTGTACATATGGAGCAAACTTTTCAAGATTTAATCCTTTTGTAAATGGTACTTATGTTGGGCGTGGTTTTAAATTTAGATGTGAAATGGATTCAGATGACCCCGCACAATCTATAGAAATTGATCAGCTAGGATATACAGCAGAACTAGATAGAAGAACAGAACAAAGGTCAAATATTTCTTCTGGCACATCAGCATCAGGACTTGATATAACTTTTGACCAAACATTCTTTACAGGTCAAGCTGGAACAAGTGTTGGGGCAGGTACACAGTTGCCAAGTATTGGTATTACAGCAAATGATCTTGGTGGCACAGATAGATTTGAAATTACAAGTATTTCAGGTAGTGGTTTTAATATAAAATTTTTAAATGCTGGTAACGCTGTACAGGATAAAACATTTAGTTATACTGCTACAGGATTTGGGCGTGGTAGTTAGTATTGAATTAAGATATACTTAGAGAAAATTTTGGATTAGGCAATGTCACAAGTAAGTACAGGTGGGAATTATGTAGTTGATAACTCCACAGGGGCGAATGTGAGAGCTGACATAAATGAGATATATGACGCAATATTGACAATGAATAGCGGGGCATCAGAACCCGCATATAGAAAAGCATATACATTTTGGGCAGATACAGGAAATAATTTATTAAAAATGCGTAATTCAGCTAATGATGGCTGGATTGATTTAAGAACATTAAGCGGTGGTGTTACTTCTACTGCTGATGCGACAATAAATTCTCTTACTGTAGGTAAAGGTGCAAACTCTGTTGCTGGTAACACTGTTCTTGGAGAGAGTGCTTTAGATGCTTCTGTAACTGGTGCAGATAATATCGCAATTGGTAAAAATTCTTTAACGTCTTTAACCTCTGGAACAAATAACACAGCAGTAGGAAGAAGTTCTTTAGCTACAGTTACAACCGCATCAAACAATACTGCTATTGGTTATTTTGCACTTTTAGAAAACACAACTGGAACAGAAAACATAGCCGTAGGTGGTAATGCCCTAGATGCTAATACTACTGCTGATGCAAATACAGCTATAGGATATAATTCTTTAACAACAAACACAACAGGTGCCGAAAATACAAGTGTTGGTCAAGGATCTTTAAGATTTAACGAAACAGGTTCTTACAATGTTGCTGTGGGAAGAAATGCTTTAGAAGATAACACTGCAAGCAATAATACTGCTTGTGGTTATAAAGCATTAACACAAAACACAACTGGAAGTTTTAATGTAGCTGTTGGTAAAGACGCTTTATTAACAAACACAACTGGTGGCCAAAATATAGGAATTGGTTTAGGTGCTTTAGATGCAAATACAACCGCTAGCTTTAATGTAGCAGTAGGGTCAAATGCTTTAGGTACAAACACTACTGGTACTAACAATACAGGGGTTGGGCATAATGCTTTAAATGCTAATTCTACAGCTGATAATAATACTGCTTTTGGTTATTTTGCGTTAAAAGTAAACACAACTGGAACGCAAAATACTGCTGTAGGTGCAAGTTCATTAAAATCAAACACAACAGCTTCCAATAATATTGCCATTGGATCTAATGCTTTATTTGCAAACACAACAGGTGCAAATAACACTGCTTTAGGTGAAAGTGCATTAACATTAAACACCACAGCAAGTAATAACACTGCATTAGGTTATTCAGCATTATTATCAAACACAACTGGAACGCAAAACGTAGCTGTAGGAAAAGGTGCATTAGGTGCTGCTAATACTGACAACAACACTGCTGTAGGTTTTGAAGCAATGCTTAACTCAACAGCTAGTGAATGTACGGCAGTAGGTTCTAGAGCATTAAAAGCCCATACAAGTGCGGCAAGAATAACAGCAGTTGGTTCTGAAGCATTAACGGCCTTGACTACGGGTTCTGACAACACTGCTATGGGTCGTTCAGCCCTGAAAACTGTGACAACTGCTAACGCTAATACAGCTGTTGGTTCTAAGGCACTAATGAACTGCACACACCAAGCTAATACTGCTGTTGGTTTTGAAGCGTTAGAAGAAAACACATCTGGAGATACAAACACAGCTATAGGTGCTCTTTCTCTAACTGCAAATACCACAGGAGGAAATAGCACTGCTGTCGGAGGTCACACTCTTCAATCTGCAACAACAGGAACCCAAAATACCGCAGTAGGCAGACAAGCTGGTGCAAATGTTACAACTGGTACTCAAAATACATTTCTTGGAAAAGGTGCTGGTGAGAATAATATTACAACAGGAACAAATAACACTCTTCTTGGTTACAATGCCGTAGCTTCGGGAGCCACAGTTAATAATCAAGTAATTTTAGGTAATTCTTCTATTGAAGTCATAAGATGTCAAGTTCAGACAATTAGCTCTTTATCTGATGAAAGAGATAAAACAAATATTGTTGATTCAGAAGATGGACTTGATTTAATTAATTTATTAAGACCTAGAAAATTTACATGGGCAATGCGTGAAAAAAGTGTACATAATGGAAAAACAAACATTGGTTTTATTGCTCAAGAATTAGATACTGTTTTTGGAGATAAAAATGATTATGTTAAAATTATAGATAAATCAAATAAAGATAAATTAGCAGTTGCAGAAGGAAAATTAATTCCAATAATGGTAAAAGCAATACAAGAGTTATCCGCAAAAGTCACAGCCCTCGAAGCAGGGTAAACTAAAAGTAATTTAATTTTTTATCATGGAAGAAAAAACCGCAGATGAAATTGCAGCAATTTTCTCTGCTGCTGGTGATAGCGTAACTGTTATCGGTACTGCAAAAACCGAAAATGAAACTGATGATGAATTTAAAGACAGAATCAAGCGTAATGTAGAGCATCTTGAAATTATCAAGGGTTACAAAAAACTTGATGAAACAACTTCTATCTGGACATCTGAATCTTTTACAGACATAGATGCTGCTATCGTTGCTGGTAAAAAACTTTACTAAATTATGAATTTACAGGAAAGACTACAGCAACTTGCTGTTGAAAGGCAAAATCTTACTATTGCCCTGCATGAAGTTAACGGTGCGATGAAGATTCTTGAACAGCAGATTCTTGAGATTCAAGAGACATCCGAAGCAAACCAGCC